GCTGTGATCCAATAGAAGACATAGGTCGCTACTGGCCTCCAGGATCATGCCCCCAAACAAGCCTTGGCTACGAGGTGTGCTGTCGTAGTTGCTTGAAGTGCTCCTGTTAAACTGCGACAAACACACGATCGTGCATTGGTGCTCCACACCCCAAGCTCTCAGCTCAGTCACGATTTTTTGCGTGGCCCGGTATATCTGATCTTCATCGCCCGTGTTCACTAGTTGCAAGTAGTCCAGAATAAAGTACCTGCATCCATCGGCATAACAGGCTTTGCAATAGTCAACGACTGACTGCCAAGTGCTCAACAGATTTGTAGGCACCCACAAGGGTGGTGCGCCCTCCATCCCGGCAACGGCCTCAACCCAATCATCCTGTTGAAAGTGGCCTCTCTCAAGTCGGGCAATTCGTGTATGCGTGTGCAGCGCGTATAACCGTGTGGCAAGCTGCTGTGGCGACATCTCAAGCGAGATGTATCCGACGCTAGTCCCGTGGTTTAACACCGCGCTCGCAATGTTCAATGCTAGAGCCGACTTTCCGTGCCCAGGGTTGCCAGCAATCGTTATAAACCATCCCGGCGCAAATCCTCCACCCCCGCCGTCATCTCGACAAATGCGATTTAATGTGGGGATCCCCGTAGGGACACTGACAATTTCTTCTTGTTGTTTCTGTGCGTACTGGTCTAGAAAATCTAGGCTGAGAATGTCTTGTTTCATCTCTACTCCGCCCAAGACGGCAAGCCGATCTTGTGGATCTGAGTAGAGAGATTCCCGTCTACATAAGCGGGCCAATGATTATAAAAAAAACAGTGCTTCCACTTTGCTAGAAGGTGGCGAAGGTGAGTCCTGCCGACCGACAACGCCTCCGCATCAAGTTCGTAAACCGCGACACAGTAAGGTGCGCTTCGTTCCACGCAGATAAATATGAAACGGTTTCGTTCCTGTCGGTTCGGCTCACCATCCTCATATCCTTCTAGATAATTCACGCCGTTTAAGTAATGGGCTGCTTGTCGAAAGTAGCCACGCTCGTACAAGTTCCTGGAAAATGCTCGGTCGCTTGCGTCTTGCGTGGTCTTGATATCTACGATCGCTCGCCCAAACTGACTGTTCGTGTCGGGTAATGCGTCGATTCTTGACTTGCATGGTACGTCAAACTCAGGGTTATGCCAAAATGCGCTAACCTCGGTTTGACAGTTCTCCAACAGAGACGCGCAAGTTTCGTGCGACAACACCGAATCCCTCATACCGACGACCATAGCGTGCTCAGCTGGTTTAAGAATCCTGTCATCGGAGAACGACTCTGCTAGTTCCGCTCGGGCTTGGCGCACCTCCTTGGAACGCCCATCGCCGTTAGGTAGGCAAGCCCACTCATCATCAAACAGGTGGGGTTCCAAGATCGCGCTGTGGGTTGCGCTTCCGACAATCATGGCCCGGGTAGGCGTAGTCGGGTTGTCGATGTAGTGGCGCAAGTGCGCTGGCGACCGCTCCAAGTGGTTTAAGCGCGAGGCTGATGCACCAGGCGCAGCGTGGTAATCTGATGCGCTTTGATTGTACAGCAATGCTTCATCCTTAATAGAAATATCAAGCGTGGTGGTCATGCGTCTATACTCCAGTTTCGACTCACGGTCGAAGGTTGTTGGGTGACTCTTGCTAAACCTCGATGCGTCCAGTTTTCACGGCGCTCAAAGTTGCGAAACAAGGAGCACGGCAAATGATAAGCGCGTGTCCCCATGTGGTGTGGGCTGGCACGAACAGCCTTTAGAATGTTTTGAAAAACTAGCTTCGGGTTATCAAGCTTGCTCAACTGCTCGTCGTACAATGCCGTCAGCAGTTTTTTCCTCTTAGGAGTAAGCGTTGGGTGTGGACCCTTCGGAGAAAACTCAGATAACCACACCTCCCACAAGCTATCAATGTGCGGAGCGGGTTTTGTAGTTTCTTTTTTAATGGTAGTGTGTTTGTTATTGTTCCTAGCCTGTTCCAACTCTGTTCCAAGCCCCTTACCGGAATAGGTGGAAAAGTCATTGTATGCAACGAAATTCACCACCTTTAAATGTGTTCCATGCTTCGTGCGTGCCAGGACTTTAATACGGCCATCGCGTGCCAACGTATCAAGCATTCGGGATACCTGGCTGGTAGACCAAACGACCAATTTGTTGTTGCCTGTATAGGCGCAGTCGTCTGCGATTTGTCTCAGGCTTCGAAGGTATTCTCCCTGCTTGACGGTCACGGTGTCTGCGCCTTGCCCGTAGGTAAACGACTTTGTAGCCGAGTGATTTGCCTTCATCATTAAATAAAGAAACAAGCGAACAAGGTCGCTGTTCATTCTCCAGAGATCGTTGTCGATTAACCCCCGAGACAACAATACGAACCCGCTGCTCATGCGCTAACAATGTCGCCAAACGTCTCTAAGAAGTCGTAAACATCTCTGACATCGTAAGCAACGATATATGGGATATTGGTACGCTCGCACTCAGCTTGAAAAACCTCTTGGCTCTCACGCAACTTGCCCCCCGGAGCCTTAACTTCGATAAAGAAAAATGGAACAGCTGAGTCACTGTGGTTGAAAACCAAAAGGTCTGGAATACCAGGGGTTTGCCTTGTGCCACCCCTCTCACGGCGGTAGCCCTGCTCAGTCGAATAAACTGAGCAACCCATCATTTTTAAAAAATGTCGAACGTCTCGGCTGACCTTAGCTTCGGGCTTAATTTTCTTCGCCATGACCCCCTCCAGGCAGCGGGTAATCCCTGTGCAATTCCTTGAGAGTAATGGTCAAAAACTCGATAGCGTGAGTAATAGCAGTTTTGCTTTTCAGCACGCCTTCCCTGCTACCATTCTGAAGTAGGCTTTCGGGAACCCTCTCCAAGCGACGGATAACCCTTTTCAAGTCATCTTGGATCTCACCAATCTCGTTAAACAATAGCGGTCGCATATCATCGACCATGCGCTCTAGTTCAGAAAGGGAGGCCATCGTCGCTCCCCTCGGCCACTGGCTGACCAGCCTTGGGCTTCGGCTTCCAGGTATCGACTTGGGCGTACCACTTACCCTCGCGCCCCTCCTTAATGTCTACGTTGAGCCACTCGCCTTCTTGGGTAGCCAAAAACTTTGCAAAGTCAGCAACCTTGAAGCTTACGCGAGCCTTCACAAAGTCAGGTGCAGAGTCCCTCGGTGCTGAAGCGTACATTCCGTTTGGAAATACTTTGTCATGTGGCATAATGCTGTCCTGTTTAGGTTAAAAAAGAGACGGCTCGTTTTCGACAAGTCGCCAAAGATAAGCTTTCCTTCCACTGCGGGTGTCTCGCTTGCGATCGGTGCGTTCGGCTAGGCCAAGTTCTCTCAGCTCCGACAGTCTTCGCCCGGCGGTGTGATGCCCGTCAAACAACGATACATCTAATTCGTCAGCAGTTAAGTGACCACGATCACGCAATAAGCCTAGAATTTTGTCGCGCTGGCGTTGGGCACCTCTCGTCATAGAGGATGCAGCGTCATGGCTTGTGTCGGGGTCTTGCGTCCTGGCTCTAGGCTGAACTAGCCGTCCACCGTCATATGGAAAGGCGTGTCCAGCTGGGCACCTCCACAACGCAACACCCCCTCGCGTCATGTGTGACACGGTAGCCCACTGACGACATCCAGGTTCGGGACATTTTTTTATGCTGGCACTAACCACGAAGTTCGCTTTCCAGAAAAGAAATCGCGTCATCGACGCGCTTTTTCGGGCCTCCCGACTTAATAATTCCTTTTGCTGCCTCAATACCCTTGGCATCTAAGTTGCCTTCGCCTTCGCACGCCGTTACAAGGCTGGCGAGTTTCGCTAAAGAATCCTCTAGACGCTTCTGCGCCTCCTTCTTTTGCTTCTTGGCTTCGGCAGCTTTTGCCTTTTTTTCAGAAGCACTTAGACTCGCCTGTTCGGCCTCGACGCGCTGAACTTTTTCCATTTCCTCTCGCGACGGTCGCTGGCCGTTACCCGTATAATTGGCGTTTGCTAACGCTCGGCCTACTGAACTTGTCTCGGCATTTTCCAAGAATGATGTCTTGTTCGCCATGCCCCCCACGCCCTCACGCTCGTAAGCAAATCCGGTTGCCATTGGCTCGGAGGCGTGGTGGTCGCGATACAGCTCGGTTTTCACAACGCAAATCGCTGGTGTTGCGTTAAAGTCCAGGTAGTGAATTTCGGTGACGATGCGCCCCTCTGGATAGTCTTCTAAAAAAAGAGGAATTCGGTCTTTTACTTCGACGTAATCGTCTAGGTTAAACCGTGGCATCGTCGCCTCCTATATTCAAAATGCGAAACTCTCCGGTCAGCCAGTCCCGGACGCATTTGGGAATCGGCTTGCTGCCGTTCAGCCAACGGTAGGTGGTGCTTGGTGGGCGTATGAGAACTTCTTTAGAGAATCTCTTTACAC